CAAATAAGACCATTTCCTCCAACTGATTTTATGGATCAGGCAGAAGAAGAGGAAGCACTCCGTTTAATACCTGCCCCTGATTTAAAAAACTGGGTAGTTGCTAATTTTCTTACGCTGGGTGGACCTTTACATAATCCAGACCATGACCATATTGCTGAGATGCTTCATGATAGTGAAGGGTTCTTGGCTTTCGCATGGGCTTCTTCTGCTTATACGAGAGCTAAGCGTATGGTGCTCGGCCAATGTGAAAAGGTTATGTTTCAACAAGGCGGCTGGAAGAAAGCCCGACAAGAGCAGCAAATGCGCGACTGGTTCGGATTCGTTCCAGTTTACTTAATCACAATCGATGCAAGCTTTTGTGAAAAGGCAAACGATAGCGAGTTCTGTGCTTTGCTTGAACATGAGCTTTATCACATCGGTGTAGAACGAGACTCGGACGGTGAGATTATTTACAGTGATCATACTGGCTTACCAAAGCACTATTTAGCCGGTCACGATGTGGAAGAGTTTATCGGTGTTGTTAAGCGCTGGGGTGCAAATGAAAACGTTAAGCGGCTTATTGAAGTCGCTAAAAACCCGCCGTTTGTTTCTGATTTAGATATTTCGAAATGTTGTGGAAACTGCGTAATTACCTGAGCCTTGAGGCTCTTTTTTTTGGCTATTTAGGTTGACGTAGGTTGACAGGATTGAGGATATGGCGGCTCTAAAAAAAGAGGTAAAACTCTTTATAGTTCGGTCACTTGCCGTATTTAATACACCCACAGAAACTGCTGAACTCGTCAACCAAGAATACGGGATAAAAGTTACTAAACAGCAGTGTGAGAAATACGACCCAACCAAACGGGCAGGCGAGAACCTGAGCGAAGAATTAAGAAAAGATTTTGAAAAGACTCGCGAAATGTTTTTGGGTAAACCGGAAGCAATCCCCATTGCAAATTTAGCGGTACGTTTACAGCGTTACGAAAGCCAATATCAAAAGCACAGTAGAAACCGTGTAGCAGCTCTAAGCATTCTTAAGCAGGCAGCTGAGGACATAGGCGGCAAGTACACGAATAAGACTGAAATAACAGGAGCTGGTGGTGGTCCATTACAAAGTGAAAACATTACCTATGTGACTGCTACCGATGAGCAGGTAAGGCAGGCGATAGATGAACTCGAGAACGAATATTGATCCTGTTAAAACCAAAGCTAAGCGGATTAAGTGTGAGAAAGAACATTTATTTTTCACACGTGCTTTTTTCTTGCCACGTATGGGCTTTAAGTTTTCGGTCAATTGGCATCATGAATATATTGCCGACAAGATTGACGAGGTAATTGCTGGCAAGGTTAAAAATCTAGTTATTAACGTTCCACCCGGAAGCGGTAAGACTGAGTTACTCACAAACCTTATTGCCCGCGGCATAGCACGTAATGCTCGTTCCCGCTTCTTGTATTTGTCTTTCTCGCAATCACTTGTAGAGGATGTATCAGCTACAGCTAGAAATATTGTTAAGTCGGAAGACTTTCAGAATTTATGGCCTGTAAAGATCTCTACTAGTACGGACGCTAAGTCGAGCTGGAAAACTACAGTCGATGGATATGACGCAGGTCATGTTTATTCTGCTTCGATGGGTGGGCAGGTCACAGGTCGCCGTGCCGGTACATTAGCGGATGAAGGCTTTACCGGTGCAATTATTCTCGATGACCCATTAAAGCCTGAGGATGCATTTAGTCAGACAGCAAGACGTAAAGCTAACCGTAAGATATTAAATACGGTCAACTCGCGTAAAGCTAAATCTGATACGCCAATTATTCTGATCATGCAGCGTTTGCACGTTGAAGATCCGACTAACTTTGTGCTGACTGGTAATGTGCCTGGTGAGTGGGAACAAATCAGTATTCCCGCACTTATCGATGATGAATACATCAGTAAGTTGCCTGAAAAAATACAGAGAAAAATTCCACGTGATGTTGAGCGAGATGCGAAAGGCCGTCAAAGTTATTGGCCATTAAAAGAATCATTGCAATCGCTATTGCAACTTGAACAAGGCGGACAGGATAAAGACGGCGCTACGGTATCGCGTTATACGTTTGCAAGCCAATACCAACAGGCACCTAAAAAGCTCGGTGGTGATCTTGTTAAGGCTGAATGGTTCCCACGCTATCTAGAGCTACCTGTTCTTAAGTGGCGGGCTGTATGGGCTGATACTGCTCAGAAGGTCAAAAAGCATAATGACTTCTCGGTGTTCTTATGCGCTGGTCTAGGCTATGACAATAACCTTTACATCATTGACGTGAAGCGTGGCAAATGGGAAGCACCTGAGCTATTGAAGGAGGCTAAAGCCTTTATCAATAAGCATAAGGATAGCAACACCAAAATCGGCAAACTTCGTTATATGGCCGTAGAAGATAAGGCGAGTGGTACCGGATTAATTCAATCTATTTCTAGGGAAACTACATTACCTATTAGGGCAATTCAGCGGGATGAGGACAAATTGTCACGGACAATGGACGTCATTCTTTATGTTGAAGATCAGCGCGTTTGGTTACCAGCTAATGCACCGTGGTTATTGAACTACATTGAAGAGATTGAAGGCCTTACTGCTGATTGGTCACATGACCATGACGACCAGTGGGACCCGACCATTGATGCAATTAATGATTCATTAGCCAAAAAGCCAACTGTATTTGATTAGAGGAAATTATGGCTGAAACTAAAAAGCCCGATGCAATTGGCGATGCAGGGGCGTATACAAACTTTGTCTCAAATATTGGTACCGAACGTGACAAAGCTTCACACGGTTCTTTCGTTAAGAAAGTAATTCCTGATGAGCAATTAGAAGCCGTGTATCAACACTGGTTAGCTAAGCGAATCGTCAACCGTCCAGCAAGTGATATGCTCCGAGCTGGTTGGTTTTTTGAAGGTATTCAAGATAACGATTTATTGAAGCTTAAAGAGGCGTGTAAAGCTTTTAACTTAGATGGGGTGCTCTTATCTAGTTTGGTACTTTCTCGCTTATATGGCGTTTGCTATGTGCTTCTAGGGACTGTAGACGGCGGTGACTTAGATCAACCGTTTGATTTAAACAAGTTAGGCATCGGTCGTTTAGAGTTTTTCACGGTGCTTAAGAAAAAGTACATTGAAGCTGATACCAGTAAATACTTATCGCCTAAGGAGGCAGGTGGACTTTTAAAGCAGCCTGAATTTTATAAGCTAAAGCTTGACGGAAAATCTACGCAAAGGATCCACCATACACGCTTATATAAGTTTGGCCATGCCGATGTAGTTAATGAAGAACCTGTAAGTGTTTTGCAGGAAGTTTATGAAGATCTGCTTGATCATGCCGCCGTTAAGAAAGCCTCAGCTAGTCTCGTGCATGAATCAAAAATTGACGTGATTAGAACACCTAACTTGGTCGATAAGATCAAAGAGGACATGAAATCCGTAGCAGAACGCTTTCTTAGTGTCGGATTGCTTAAGGGCTTGAATGGCATGATCGTCTTGGATAAAGAGGAGGAGTATGACTCTAAATCTTATAGCTTTGGCGGTCTGCCTGACCTTATGCGTGAATTCTCTATCCAAGCTGCTGGTGCTGCCGATATGCCATATACGATTTTATTCGGGCAATCACCTGCAGGCATGAACGCAACTGGTGAGCACGACACACGGAACTATTATGACAGTATCGCAACTAAGCAAACATGGTCCTTAAAGCCATTCATGATGAAGCTTTTAAGAGTGATTGTTCAAACTACGTTTGGTCGTCAGATTCCAAGCTTAGACGTTGTATTTAACCCGTTATGGCAATTAGACGCTAAGGTGCGTTCTGAGGTTGAGAAAGCTAACGCTGAACGGGATTCCAAGTATTTAGAAATGGGCATCATTACCGAGCCACAGATAGCAAAACAGCTTGTTATTGACGGTGTTTATTCAGTGATCGATGAAGCTCATATCAAAGAGCTTGAGACAATGGTGAAGCTTAATGACAACGATAATTCAGATCCTGAAACCACACCTCCAGCAGGCGAAGAAACGTAAGAAAGGGCGTAGAGCATCTAAGCCGAGAGCCGTGCACGTAAATCGCCGTGTAGAGCTATATTACACACGGCAATTACTGGCTATCTCAAAATATTGTCAGGAACAAACTAAGGATTTAGTTATTCCTACAGTAGGCCAGAACATCGGAGATGCATGGTTCTCTGACATGATGGCGGCGTTTAGGGAAAAGCTCACAAAGTATGTTGTTGAGGTTTCCCGTCCGTTGGCCACAAAGGTTGTGACTGACACCCAAAAGGAAGTGGACAAGCAAATTGCAGAGCACACCAAAACAATTATTGGTGTGGATCTTACGCCGTTTTATCGAGCTGCTGATATCCAAGACGAGGTAGATCTAAACATTACGGCAAATGTCAGTTTGATTAAGTCTATTCCGCAGCAATATGCCGATAAGCTTGAGGTATTAATCACCAATGCTTTGCAGAATGGACAAACTAATGAAGAGTTGGCCAAAGCTATTAAGCAATTAGGATTATCTACTGATTATCGTGCACGTCTTATTGCTAGTGATCAGATGGGCAAGATTAACGGCCAAATTAACCAAGCCCGACAGCTTTCAATGGGTGTTGAGACATACACATGGCAAACGGCGAAAGATGAGCGTGTAAGGCCAGATCATCAACATAAGCAGGGCAAGACATTTAGATGGGATTCACCGCCAGAAGGGGGACATCCGGGCCAGCCTATCCGTTGTCGTTGTACAGCGTTGCCTAACTATGAGGATATTTTAATTGACTAAAGATATCGTTTTTTTGCTTTAGTTCTTCTATTCTTCTTAAATATCCATTGTGGGCATAATAAATTCTTCCTTTAGAAGTTGTTAAATGTTTTAGGTATCGCTCCAATTCCTCTAAAGAAGGATTTTGTTTTTCATCACTTAACCCTGTAATTAGTTCATTAATAACTTGCTCGGGTGTTGTTAATAGATCTAATTGTTTTTTAAAGTATTCGTGATAGTTGTAGTCGAAGCCATCCAGTTTATCTTCGAGAGTTAAATTTTGAGCTTGTAGCATTTTCGAAAATTCAGATTTAAGAGCGTTATTCTTGTGTTTAATCTCATAAATTAAATCCTTACATTCATAAGCGGCACTTAGTATTGAAAGTTTTAACTCAAAAAGTCTTTGATCCTGAGAGAGCTTAATTTGTTTTTTCGCATATAAAGCTGCAATAACTGCAAAAATTAAACCTATCACAGCAAGAAGTGTTTGTAATTGGCCTGAATTAGCTCCGATTAATGCCCATAAATAATTAAGATGATTCATTTTATTAACCAAATTGTTTTTACCGTAGTTTAATTCTTACTCTTTTAAAGAACCACCTAAACAGGTGGTTTTTATTTGGATGAAATTTATGAAACGTAAAAAGTTTAGTAAAAAACGGTTTTATCGCCGTTTACAAGCACAGAAATTTGCTAAAGGCGGGTTTGTAACTGGTGGCGACTTCACTCCACTGTGGTTAATGTCTTGCTGTGACGGGTTTCCTAACTTGGCTAAGGCGGCGGGTAAGGCTGCTGAAAAGTTTCAAGAGGTGGTGGAAAGTTTAAAAGGATTGCAGCCGCCGAATATCAAACCCATTAAAACTAATATTTTTATTGATGGTGTAGATTTCGGTTCTGCTAAAGACTTTTCTGTTACCTATTCAAGAACGTAATTTTGAAAATTAATAAAGCCACCTTCGGGTGGTTTTTTTGTGAGAAAAACTTATGTCAGAAAAGATACGCCGTGACGTCAAAGTTGATTTTGTAAAGGGGACTAATTTACTTCAGTTGGTAGATGTTGAGACCGGCATCCCATTTAGTCGCCAGCAAAGAACTACCGTTGAGTCTTATGAAGATAAGGGACTTCGGTATACGAAAATTACAGTCGAGTTCTTAATACCTCAGAAGGTACCTAATGACTAAGCACATTTACCAACTCAAAATTGGTGACTTTGCGCCAAGCGAATCGACACGCTCATTTACCAAAGAGGGGTATCTGAAATGCGTCAATGTTCGCTTAGCTAAAGCGCCTCAAGTACGTCAGTACTATGCGTATGAGTTTCCATCACTGGAAGGTTATACCGCTGATCAAGTCATTAATGTCTACACGCCTGCAGAAGAGCTTTTCAAGCCTGAGGCTATTCAAAGCTTCAATGGTGTAGACGCTACAGACTATCACCCGCCTAAGAATGAAATTAACGCATCTAACTGGAAGGATTATCACATTGGCTATTGTGAGAACGTTCGACAGGAAGGCGATTATCTGGTGGGTGATTTGCTCATTAAAGACAAGATCAGCATTGATTTGATCCAAAGCAACGAACGGCTAGAAATGTCGCTTGGCTATGGAGCCTTATTAATCGTTGAGCAGGGTACTGCGCCAGATGGCACGCCGTATCAAGCCAGATTTATCAATTTTATTGGCAATCACGTAGCACTCGTTAAATATGGCCGTTGTGGTGGTGATTGCCGCATCGGTGACAAACAGCAAACTCCACCAAAGGGGAATAAATCAATGGAAGTAATTGTAAACGGTATCCGTTTTAACATCGGCGATAACACGCCTCTGGCCGATGCATTAAAGCAGCAACAAGAGCAGCTTGAAAACATGAAGGCTGCAAAACTTAAAGTGGGTGATAAGCAATTTTCAATCGGTGATGAGCTTGGAGCAATTCAAGCAGTCGTAGATCAGTTACATGCTGAAAAAACAGCTCTGGAGCAAAAAGTAGGTGATCTGGAAAAGAACCAGATGACTCCTGAAAAGCTTGAGCAAGCTGCGGCTGAACGTGCTGCTGTGATTGCCGATGCTAAGGCATTAGTACCAACAGTTAAAACTGAAGGCTGTACATGTGAGCAAATCAAGCGTGATGTTATTGCTGCTAAAGCGGGTGATGCATTAGTAACAGCTTTGATGGGTAACGTGTCGGTAGGCGATGCAAAGCCTGAGCAGATCGATACAACTTTCCGTGCCCTCTGTGCTGTGAAGGGTACTCAACCTTCTAACCCTGTAGGTGATGCACTTCACCAGCAACAAAGTGTTAAAGCTGGCGATGGTGACCCAGCAGGCGGTGGGGATGAAAAGACCTACAGTAAAGAAAACGCATACAAAACAATCTAAGGGGAAGTAAATCATGGTTAAGCAATACGATGCTGTACCCGGTATGAAGTTTCACCTCATCGGACCAGAGGATATTTTATCCCTGCCTATGGCTGGTACCGGTTTGGTGAACGATGGTGACGTGGTTGTACGTAGTACAGACGGAAAAACATTTTCTGCAGTAACCGGCGCAACTAATACCAAGTTTGGAATTATCGTACGTCACGGCGTAGGTAAGACAGGCAAAACGGCAGATGGCAAAGAAGCCTATAAGGCTACTGATGTAGCACCGGTTATGACGATAGGCTCGATTTACGTGAAGGTCACCGCACCAGTCACCGATATCAACGCAAAGGTTTATGTCAAAACAGCTAACGGCACCACAGCAGCGCCGTTAGGTTCTTTATCCCCAACAGCAACAGACGGTACAGAGTTACCGAACGCATCTTGGGAAACAATTTCAAATGAGCAGGGCTTAGCTGCTGTTCGCTTACGTGGGGCATAATAATTATGAGTAAATTGGCAGCAATGAAGCTACGTCTAACACCAGTAGCTCAAATGGTTCAGGCAAATATTGGGGATGCATTTAATATTGATGCATTAGCTCAGTTATTCGTTAAATTGGAAGAATTTAACGAAATGGGTCCTCAGCTTCAGCAAGTGATGGATTACGCTAAATACATTCCTGTTAAACCTGTCAATGCCGTATATGGAGGAGGAGAGATCCTAAGCCGTAAGAAGGGTGTGGGTATGGGTAAAGATCATTCAGGAACTGGTAATGATATTCCCGTGGCTGAAGTTGAATATGATACTGTTCAATTGCCAGTGAAGGTCGGCACGATCAGTTATATGTATTCAGTGTTTGAGTTACAAGCAGCCCAAAAATTAAATTTAGCACTTGAAGCAGATAAAGTAGAGGCCGCTCGTCTAGCTGCAGAAAAACACTTAAGTAACATTGCTTGGTATGGCAATGCTCTTACCGGAGTTAAAGGCTTCTTAAATCAGACGGGTGTAACCATAGTTACAGCCCAACATAACTGGGCCACCGCAACCATTGAAGAAGTACTAAGTGACTTCAATGCAAGCTTGGCAGATGCTGAAGATCTTGTTGATGGGGATGTGTCCGTACAGCCAGATACTTATTTGATGGCATCAAATCAATACTTACACCTTTCTACTCGTGTAGTTGCTGATTCTGGCGGAAAGACATTCTTAAAATTCATTGAAGAAAATAACATCTTCGCATCACAAGGTAAGCCGTTAACCATTCGTGGTTTAGGTCGTTCAAATGGTAAAGGTACGGCAGGTGCTGACCGTTCTATTATTTACCGCCGTGACCCGTCATGCATCCAAATGAAATGTGATGACGTCACTTTCTTGGCAGCTCAACCAGTTGGTGTGGATATTAAAGTGCCTGGTCACTACAAATATCAGGGCGTATGGTTGAAGCGTGTTGATTCTCTCCGTTACTTGGATCACGTGTAAGGATTAAAAACAGTATGAAATATTCTTATATTTATAGCGGCTTACAGGCCGCTTTTGTTTTTTCTGGTATTGCTGTTTTACCTACAGGTTCCCCAACTCTTGTGGATGAAGAAGCACACAAGAAGCTCAGTAAAAATAAGTTTGCTAAACATCTTATTGATATCGGTGAACTTGAAGTTCAGGAAATCCCAGATGATGAGCCAAAAACTACGGGTAAAACAGGTGGTCGTGGTGGTAAAGGCGGTAAACAAAACGATTCAGCAGGTGATGCGGCAAAAACTGCAGAAGAAGCTGCTTTGGCCGCCGTGAAAGCTGAATTAACAGCGCTTGAAGTAACGTTCAGTGATGATGAAACACTTGAGCAGTTACAAGCTAAGTTAGCTCAGGCTAAAGAATAAGGTGAGTCTATGGACGTACAAACGTTTCGTGAAAAGTTCTCGACTGATTCGAGTTTAATGTCTTTGCCAGATGCAAAAATTCAGGATGCTTTAGAAGAAGCGGATCTGATTGTTTCTCAAATTGAGTTCGGGGCATTAAAGGAACGTGCTGTAGGTCTATATGCAGCACATATCCTTAAAGTAGGTATCTCAAGCGGCAATGGTGCTGCTTTTGGTACTGCCTCAAGTATGACAATTGCGGGCCAAAGTGTGAGTTATTCACGATCATCGAAAGAAGCTTTCTATGATCTCAGCATGTATGGCCAGCGCTATCTTGCGTTAAAAAATTCCATTCCAATCGATGATGAAGGCACAAACCCTAATCGTTTAGGCGTTGGTGCCTTTGTTGTATAGGAGAATCCCATGCCTTTTAAATATCAGGCACCAGAAGGTTATAAGCCAACAAAACTCGTTATTGCCGGGCAAAACCTAGATATCAAAAACGGCGTTTTAGAATCTGATAGTGACATTATCCATATTTTAAAGCCCTTAGGTTTTGAGCGTTACGTTGAAGTTGTTGAGCCAAAGAAATCGACAGCCTCTGCTAAAGAGTAATTAAGCTATGAGCGATTATCGTGTTGATGCTCAGGTCAATTTTGATGAGATGAATAATCGCGTTAGGTTTGAAATAAGACGCACGATTAACGCTCTTACTTTGCGCTTACAGCGGATTGTTCAGGAAGACATGTTAAGTGGCCAACGACTTAAAGTTCAGTCAGGCCGCTTGCGTGGATCCGTTTCATCAAAGGTGGATGAGGATAAGGATTCCATTGAGGGAACCGTGGGAGCTGGCGGTGCTTTGGTGCCTTATGCACCTGCACATGAGTTTGGTCTAAATGGTGCTTTGGGTGTTAAAGCACACCTAAGGACAATTAAACAGGCGTTTGGCCGACCTATTTCACCTGTTCAGGTCAATATTAAGGCCCATTCTAGGAATGTTCGGTTTAGAGAATTGCGGTTCATGCGTGATTCACTGGATATCGTGGCCAAGATTGTGCCGAAAAATATTGATGCAGCAATTGAGCGAGGTATAGCAGGTGGATAGCGAAGCAATCTATCAGGCGTTGTTTGAAAGGTTAAGCACAAGGGTAGAAGGATTGATTACGGTAAGTCGCCGTTTACGTCACTTTAACCATGTAACACCAGAACAGCGCCCAGCCATGTTTATTACACAAGGCAATCAGCAAGAAGTCCCGGTACATGGTTTAGATTCAAAAGTTGAACTAGCTGCTGAGGTTTATCTCTATATTCATGAATCGGACACTACAAAGCCACCATCATCGCAGATGAATATATTCATCGATCGTGTACGTGAAGCTATTCAGCCAGACCATCCGGATTTCAGTGAATATCAAACCTTAGGTGGTTTGGTCGAGCATTGCTGGATCGAGGGCACAATCGAAGTATATGAAGCTGTAGAAAACATGCTGGATGATCAGGCGATTGCCATTATTCCTATCCGGATCCTCACAACCAATTAACAAAACATTCATTTTATGACCGCCTCGATGGCGGTTTTGTCATTTTAGAGAGGTCAAAATAAATGGCTCAATATTTATTTGGTGCCGGCAAGATCTTTGCTACACCGATTCAAGATGTATACGGGCAACCGATTAGTAATCCCACACCAGTTGAAGTGGGGGTAATGCAATCCGTTGGTGTAGATATTAGCTATGACTTAAAAGAACTTTTCGGTCGTGGACAGTTCGCCGTAGATGCTGCACGCGGTAAAGGTACCATTAAATGTAAAGCTTCTTTCGGGCGTATTAACGGTACCTTGTTAAATTCCATCTTCTTCGGTGGAGTTGTTGCTGAAGGTGGAATTGAAACAGTTTCCCAAACCATTAATGGTGAAGTGATTCCGGCTGGTGGTACTGTTACACCGGTTGTTCCTAATAGCGGTACGTACGTAAAGGATCTAGGCGTAACAGATGCTAAGGCAATCCCACTTAAACGTGTAGCTTCAGCGCCAGCAACAGGGCAATACAGTGTAGATGCGGCAACCGGTGCTTATACATTTGCTGCTGCAGATGCAGGTAAAACGGTATTTATTAACTTCCGTTATTCAGCAATGGTGGCGGGTGCTAAGTCAATCACTGTATCTAACCTAGATATGGGTTATACGCCAGAGTTTGCCGTTGACCTTCAACGTGACTACAAAGGTAAGTTCATGCACATGAATTTCTTCCGTTGTACCAGTAACAAACTTGGATTCAGTTCAAAACAGGACGATTACGATATTCCTGAGTTTGAATTCCAGCCTATGGCTGACGATCTTAACCGTGTTTTCAAAATCGATTTATCGGAGTAATGCCAAATGCAATTTAAGCAAGTTGATAACCCACGTGGTAATAGTAAAGAAATTGCTGGTCAGACTTGGATTTTTGCTCCAGCACCATTGGGTACGATTGAGCGTTTCCAAGAACAATTAAGCTCAAACAATGTTCCAGCATCTGTAATTGTGGACATGGCTCATGTTTGTTTAAAACGGAATTACCCGGATATTACCCGTGAATATGTTTCTGATGAGCTCTTAGATATGGGTAACATGGAAGAAGTTTTAGCCCTAGTAACTAAAACATCCGGTTTGGAATATACAGGTAAACCCGCAGGTGAAAGCTCGGGGGAATAAACTGGGAGGAGCTGTACACGCATTTAGTGTTAACGATGGGTAAAGATTACGACTATGTACGTAATGAAATGGACCTGCCTAGATTAAGAGCATTAAGTGCGTATCAGCAAAGTAATCCTCCCGCGCATATTGGGATACAACGGCTTTGCCGTATTTTGGAAGCATTTATGGGAATTGATGAAACTCCGCAAGCTATCACCGTTTCAGATGATGACGAGGACGATATGCTGGAAGTTTTGTCGAATTTTCCACAGGGTGGTTGAGGCTGCCCTGTTTGCATTATTTGTAAGCGTTGGTTAAAGTTTGTTGATTAAACTTTATAAGGATAAATCAATGGCTTTAACAAATTGTAAAGAGTGTGGGGCACAAGTTAGTACTCAAGCTAAAAATTGTCCAAGTTGTGGAGCAAAAGTTAAAAAACGCTCCTTATTAAAATGGATCTTTCTAGGATTTGTTATTCTATTTATTATTGGTATTATTGCTGGTGGTGGAGAGGGATCTTCTTCATCAAGTAGCACTAGAGAATTGTCACCTAAAGAAGATGCATTAAAAAATACTGTACTTGATTATGATTGGTCAAAAGGTGGTTTTGATAGTGTCATGTTGGTTGATTTTAAAATCAAAAATAATAGTAAATATGATATTAAAGATATCACTGTAGAGTGTGAGCACTATTCTAATAGTAAAACAAAGATCGACAGCAATAGCCGAGTAATTTATGAGATTGTTAAAGCTGGTGAAACTAAAACAGTCAAACAATTTAATATGGGATTTATACATTCTCAAGCTGCATCGTCAGGTTGTGGAATAACTGACTTAGTTGTAATTCAATAAATATTCTTTAGAAAATAACCCCGTTCACACGGGGTTTTTTATTTTTCAAATTTACCTTGCATCGGCAAGGTTTTTTTATGCCTATGAGGTGTGTATGGCAAATAATAACCGTGTCGAAGTGCATGTTGGTGCTAAAACTTCCGAGTTAAAGGAAGGTATGCAAGATGCAGAAAAAATAGTTTCAGATTCCGCCAAGAAGATTGAAAGTACTGGGCATAACATTGATTTTAAACTTGATCTTTCTAATCTACGGTCAGAGCTAAATGGCTTTGCCTCAAATCTTTCAGATAAGTTCAAGACGGTAGGCAATGATATTAAGAGCTCGCTGACTAATGGTCTATCTTTGGTCCGAGGTGGTTTTTTTCTTGGTATTGGCCAAGAGATTGCTAGAAGTGCAGCGGAAGCGGTTGCAGCAATTCCTGATCTTGTATCTGCAGTGGGTAAGGCTTCAAAAGAGTTAGAAATTCAAGCCCGATTAGCAAACTCGAATACTTTGGAATTTCAAGAATGGGCATTTGCTGCCAAAAAAGTAAACGTGGAGCAGGACAAGCTATCGGACATCATGAAAGATGTAAACGATAAGTTTGGTGACTTCATGCAAACTGGTGGTGGTGAAATGGCCGATTTCTTTGAGAAAATCGCGCCAAAAGTCGGTGTCACTGCCCAACAATTTAAAGGTTTATCTGGTCCGCAAATCCTAGAAAAGTACTACCAGACTTTGCAAAAAGCTAATGTGTCACAGGCTGAAATGACTTTCTATATGGAAGCCATTGCGAACGATGCAACATTATTAGCACCATTATTGGATAACAACAGTCAAAAATTAAAAGAGTACGCTAAACAGGCTCATGATTTAGGCGTAATCATGAGTGAAGATGCCATAGCTGCTACCAAAGAATTTAATACGTCCCTTGAGACTGTCCAAACAACACTTCAAGGTGTATTAACCCGTATTGCAGCACAAGCAGCTCCATCCCTTACTGAATTAGCTAATCAATTTTTAACTTTTGCGGTTGATTCCAAGGATGCCATTGATGATTCAATTAAATCGATTATTGGCATTTTTGAAAGCTTGTTTAGCATTCTAAGTGAGCAGTTCACAACGATTGGAGCAATCTGGAGTGACTTGACTGGAAGCATTGGAGACGATGCGAATAAACAGATTGGCTTTATGGATGCTATATCTGTAGTACTACGAGCATTAGGTGTTGTAGTTACCGGCTTTCAGGTAGGCGTTCAATCTGCTTTTGCAATCATTCGTGCCGTTGTTGTTACGGTCTGCCAAGCATTAATCATTGCATTTAATGGCCTTATGGCTGGCTTTGATATGGTACGAAGTACTATTCAGTATGGTTTGGATGTACTACAAGTTAAGTTTCAAACATTTGGTAGCGTTGTAAATAATATCCTCCATTTTAACTTCTCAGGCGCAAAAGCTGCATGGGAGGGTGGTTTATCTCAGCTTGGTAGTATTACTGATCGATACACTAATCAAATGAAGGGCCGCATGGCTGAGCTGAAAAACTCTTGGAATGCAGGAGCCACTACAGCAGCAAATTCACTTGTCACAGCAGGTAAGCGAATTCTTGAGGTTACAACAGCGGGTAATCAGAAGATTACAAACTATGTATTTAAGGACCCGACAAAACCAATTGAGCCGCCTAAACCTCCTAAGCTTGGTTTAGGTACTGCACCGCCGAATCCTAAGTTGGGTATTGGTACTGGTGAAAAAGACGACAAAGGTGGGTCTAAGTCATCAGCTAAATCTAAAGCCGAGCAGGAAGCTAAAGAGCGTCAGCGCCAAGCTGAACAGGCTGCTAAAGCACTTGCGGATATTCGGTATAAATATGCATCCGAAGAAAAGAAAGTCGCTTTAGATCTGCAAAAGGCATTAGATGAGATTGAAAAATCCAAGATGACTGCAGATGAAAAAGCTGCTGCGAAAGTCAAAGCCGAAAAGGATGCATCCGACAAGATCATTGCTATTCGTTTAAAAGAGTTTGAGGAATACAAAAAAGCTCGTGAAGAACAGATAGACAATTATCAACAGCAAGCACAACGCCTATATGAAATTGAAGCGGCACGAATTCAGGCTGAGTTTGATGCCAAGAAAATTTCAAATGTTCGTAAAGTTCAGTTGGAAAAACAGCTAGAAGATCAGTTGCGCGAAATTAAGCGACAAGGTCTTTTAGAGCGTTTGGCTTTGGAAAATGAACAGACAAACATTACGGGTAAGCAAGGTAATCAAAACCAAATCACAAACAATATTTCTGATTTAGAGACGGATCAGAAAGTTGCTGACACTAAGTCTATGGGCTTAATCAGTGATGCGGAAATGAAAGACTTTGAAGCTAAGTTTGGTGGCTTTACTTCTCGACTTTCTAACCTTTGGGATCAGGGCATTCAGTCTCTTATGAATGGTACCCTCACTTGGAGTAACGCAACTAAAGCAGTGCTTGCTGACATGGGAGCATTTGCCTTGCAAACAGCTACTAAAGAGTTGCAAGGATGGCTAAGAATCCAAGCCATTAAGTTGGCTCGTAAACTTGGCTTTGTGGGTGCTGAAACAGCAGCAGAAGCTTCTGGCCAAGCTGCTCAAACAGGGGCAACCATTGCAGGTGAAGCAACACGTACCAGCGTTACTGCAGCAGGTGGTTTGGCACGTTTAGGCTTAAAAGCAGCTGAAGCGATCAAAGGAATCATGATGTCGGCATGGGAAGCCATGGCCGGAGCTTTTAAAGCCATGGTTGCAATTCCATATGTTGGTCCAATTTTAGCCGTTGGTGCTGGTGCAGCTGCTTTTGGTTTGGTTGCTGGTCTTGCGGGCAAGATTAAATCTGCTCGAGGCGGTTACGACATTCCATCCGGTGTAAATCCTGTTACTCAACTGCATGAAGATGAAATGGTATTACCTTCGCAACATGCAAATACCATCCGTGAAATGGGTAAAGCCTTACGTAACGGTGCAAGTTTCGGAGCAGCTGCAGTTGCTGAAGGTGGAGGTGCGGGAGCAACCATTAATATTAGTGCTATTGATGCCAAGAGTATTCAACGGCTCTTGAAGAGCAATGGCCGTGCAGTTGCTAGTGGTTTGCAAAGTTATGCCCGTGGATTTGGTAAAAACGGTAAATAAGGAGGTGTAAGTGTCAAACGTATTATTTCCAGAATTACCCGGTCTTGAATGGGATACATCTATTACTCCCATGTTTAACACCAAAATCATGACCTCCATTAATGGCCGGGAGCTTCGAGCAAGCTTTCAGGCCTCACCTAAATATGAAATCTCGTTGTCTTACGCATTCTTGCGCGAAAATAAGGGGAGAAAGGAATTGCAGCAACTTCAAGGATTTTATTTAGAGCGCCGTGGGGCATTTGATTCATTTCTTTATAAGATGCCTGATGACAATGAGTTTAGTTGCACATTTATTGGTGATGGAACTACTACAACTTTCCAGCTATACAAGGATATGTACACAAGCCAATTGCCTCTAGGTAATACAGAGGAGCAGATTGTAGGTGAAGTAGATCCCAACATGTGGAATCAAACACCAGCCAAAACAATGTGGAACACAGACCAAGAAAAGCTTATGTGGAATAACGCAACTGCTCAGATAACGAGTGACGGTAAATATGTACTTTCACAGCCGATCGAGGAGGGTGTAGAGGTAACTGTGACGGGTACTTTTTACTACCGTTGCCGTTTTAAAGATGACACACAGCAATATGTCAACTTTATGCATAAGCTTTGGAAAGCAGGGAAGGTTGAATTAATTGGTTCTTTGGGGAATAAGATATGAGACAGGCCTCTCCAAAACTTATAGCCTTGTTAGATGCCGATCAGTTCATCATGGCCGATCTTTACACCATTACAACTATTCAGGGCATTGAGTATCGCTATACAAGCTATGACGTCAATTTGACGGTGCAAGGCAAGGAGTTTCGAGCTGATGGACCAATTATCAGCCGAGAAGGGACTAGCCTTTCTTTAGGCATTGAAGTGGATAACTTATCTATCACTATTGAGGCAACCGAAAATACAAAGTTCGGCGATGTACCCATAGCTCAAGCTTTCCATAACGGAATTTTAGACGGCGCTCGGTTTAAGCTAGAACGAATTTTCATGGATATGAATACTCCTACAGATACCAGTGCCGGCACTTTAGTCTTATTTGAAGGGCGTATTGTTGAGCCTGAGCTTAATCGATATGAAATCAACGCAAGTGTGGTCTCTGATGTTGATAATTTAAAGCTTCAAATGCCAAGGAATTTATACACACCAGGATGCTTAAACACTTTATTTGATAGTGCATGTGGGCTTTTAAGCGCGGATTTTGCGGTAAATACTACTATTGGTACCAATAGTACGCCTAACCGCATACTTTGCGATTTAAGTCAGCCACAAGGTTGGTTTACTCAAGGAGTTGTGGAGTTTTTAGAAGGTGCAAATATTGGTATTAAACGAACCGTACGCTTGCATGAAGCTGGTTCGCTAATCCTAACTTTGCCGCTTTTAAAAATGCCAGAGATAGGAGAGGCGATTCGTGTTTATCCGGGTTGTGATAAACGTCTCGATACATGTACTAATCGTTTTAACAACCGTGCTCGATTTCGTGGTGCACCATTCGTACCCGTTCCTGAAACATCAATTTAATTTTTTAAATTTAACCCAAGCCCTGCAAATGCAGGGCTTTTTATTTGGGGGTAGAAATGCCTTTACCTAATGCCGACCAGTTCGTTGGTCAAAATGTGACTGAATCGGGCTTTAAGCAAGCCCAAACTCAACTGATTCAATTTCTAGGTGATGAAGTTCCAACTAATGAAAAATTAGTTAATACCTTTGCCACAAAAGCAATTGCTGATTCTAAAACCACCTTAATGCCAATTGATTACAAGATAACTGTGACCAGTGATCCCGATGAAACAAAGAATGGTGATTACACGTGGAACGGTACGGAATTAGTTAAAAGTCCTTATGATCCTGTTGATAAATCGAGACAATTTACAAGTGAAGAAGTAGGTAAAGTTTCTGCAGATGTTAAGGAGAAATTTGAAAAAATTAAACTTTCTACCAGTAGTGAATCCACTTCTGTTATTCCAGTCTTGGTTGATAAAGATAATAAGACTTTAATTGGTTATGACACAGAGAAAGACCAGATTGCCGCAGGGAGATTGCAAGAGCAGGTTTTAGAAAATTTACCTAACTTAAAAAAATCGGAAGACATTGGGAAAATTGCTGTTCTAACAGACTCAACGCACAAAATCTTGATTGGTTATGATACGGAGAAAGACCAAGCGATCATAGCGGGGCTAGAGTTACCAAATCAAAGACCTCTCGTGAAGGCCGTTAATCACATTCTGTTTTATGGTCAATCTCTATCAGTCGGAGCAACAGCAACCACGATTCTAAGTACATCGCAGCCTTATTTTAATGTGACATTCGACACGGGCCCACGCAAAGACTCAGCTGCAAATTCAGTCATTCCACTGATTGAGCAATTTAATAATCCAAGTTCAGATGGCTATGATAATCGCGGTGAGACTTGTTGCTCTGGTGCAGCAAATTACGCAAGTCGAGCAATGATGCTAGAGAATGGTATTGATCCAAAGGACCATGTAATTTTTGCATCTACCGCAGGACATGGGGGGTATCGCATCGATCAGCTTGAAAAAGGTACGGACTGGTATAACTTTTTTATCGAGCATGTGTCCGAAGCAAAGCGTCTAAATGGCGAAGATTACAAAGTACAAGTCGTGTGCTGGGTGCAAGGTGAAAATGATGCAGTAAGTTCAGTACAAACAAGTTATGAAGTTTATCGACAAAAACTTTTAAAACTTCAGTCAGATGCCAGTGCAGATATTAAAGCGATTACTGGTCAAACGGATGAAGTGAAATTTATTACTTATCAAATGTCGTATGCAGCAAGAACGTGGGAAAAACAAGCGCTTGTTCAACTGCATCTTTGTCAGCAATCAGATAAGTTTTTGATGGCTACGCCGATGTATCACATGCCGTATGCCATTGACAATATTCACCTTACAAATGTTGGTTACAAGTGGCTCAGTGCTTATTTCGGGCGCGCATATAAACAATTGGTTGTTGATAACCGAAAGCCTGATTTTATCAATCCCAAAGTAGCTCAACTAATCGGTGATGAAATTCATATCAACTTTGACGTGCCGAAGGTCCCTCTTGTACTTGATACAACAACTTTAGCTTTAACGACAGATCATGGATTTAAAGTTCTTGTTGATGGAGACGCAACAACAATTGTGAGTGTTACAGTTCAAGACGATAAAGTTGTTCTTAAATTATCTGAGCCGCCAACGGGGGTGGTCAAGGTTCGATATGCATTGGACCATCTTGGGGCTGGCATCAGTCTAACTGGTGGAGCATCTGGAAATCTCAGGGACTCTACTGCAGATGAAATTTTAATTGATGGAGTGTTAAAGCCACTTTATCACGTATGCCCGCATTTTGAATTGACTGCATTTATAGATAAAGGAATTTAATCAATGAGTTTTTTATTTTTTAAGACAAAAGATTTCTCAAGCGCCCATTCATTGCCTCAACTTAAAGATGTTTCAGATTTAATTCCGCAATATGAGAATAATGCATATGGTCACTGGTTGTTTGGAGGAGGTCCTTCTTCATTGGTAGATGTTGTAAATGGAAGAATATTGACGCTTCAAAATGGGGCAACAGTTCAGCCAGTATATGGCGATAAAACAATTACGCTATCCACAGCCATCGGCAATGCGCTTTTGACAGATTTGGTTGATTCTTCTGCACAGAGTATGACTTTATGTTCAGTAGTAAAGTGTAGTACAACGTCTCTGGCCATTTTACTGGGCAATCTAGTTCCGAGTTCATCTACATTAAGTAGCGGTCTAGCTGCTTTTGCATCGGCAGGGAAGGGGTATCTGACTGTTAAGCCTGCTACTGCAGGTGGACCAGGGGGTATTTCATCTTTAACGCCTCCATCATCAATTGTACAGACATCCAACTTTTTTATTGCAACAAGCGTTGATAAGAATACAAAAAAAGGAATCATCTATCTTCAACAATTAGGCGTTGAGTCTAGTAATGAATCGTCATATACCGCTGTTAGCTATGAATCTTCAGCTAATAAAATCGGTATAGGAAACGTGGCTTATACAGGCTCTAGTAATACAGCTACTTATTCTGAAGCAATCATTTTTGATAACGCTTTAACTTTGGCTGAGATTCAAAATGTAGCATTACGCTCTAAAGATCGTATGGCGAATAGGAATATAAGTTTTTAAATGAAAAATTTAGAAGCAGTTAAAGAAGCTCTTACATGGCTCGGCACACCTTATCACCATCAAGGGCGTGTTAAGGGAGTTGGTGTGGACTGTGGTACTTTGATCTGTGAAGTCTATGAAAAAGTTGGACTCATGGACCATTTAGACCCGCGGCCATATCCACCTGACTGGCACTTACACCAGATGGGACAGCGTTATTTAGAACTCATTTTAGGTGTATGTGATCCAGTGGAAGGGCCACCGCAACCGGGCGACATTGTTTTATATCATTTTGGCAAATGCATCAGTCATGGTGCAATTGTTATCGAATGGCCACAGGTCATTCATAGTTACCTCCATCAGGGAGTCATTATCCAAGATGGAACAAAAGGAAGTTTAGCCCGGCGAATTGCCGGGTTTTTTCGTATGAAGAGGCTTAAATAAATGGGTGGATTATTTGGTAGTACTACAATTAGTACAACGGATACCCGTATTAACTCTATGCGGATCCAGCAGTCAGCTTATGGGCTTTGCCAGCCATTGGTTTATGGTAAAACCCGTGTTGCGGCTAATATGTTTTGGTATGGAGATTTTACAGCTACACCTCATACAACAGTTCAAAAGTCTGGTGGTAAGGGTGGGGGTACAAAAACCAGTAATACCACCTTTAGTTATAGCGCCTCTCTCATGCTCGGTTTATGTGAAAACCAGATTAAAAAGATTGGCCTGATTTGGGTAGACAAAGAGCAATATGTACCTAAACAAGAAGGATCTATTATTTTAGATCCCATCGACCAGTTAAAATTTGAATTATTCGATGGAAATAATAATCCGCCGTGGGGATGGTTAGTATCAAAGCATCCAGAACAGGCAATTAACTATCCGTATTTGGGGTATGTAGCTGTAGCTAATTATGAGATGGGTAATAGCGCCAGCCTTTCAAATCATAATTTTGAAGTGATCAGTACTATCACGCTATCTGACACAATTGATGATGCTAACCCGGCAGATGTTATTGAAGATTTTATTACTCATCCACGTCATGGTGCGGCCCCAAATCTTAACATTGCAGATCTGGAAGAGTTTAGAACCTATTGCCGGGCAGCTAATCTCTTGATTAGCCCTGCATTCACAGAGCAACGCCCAGCTTATGAAACTATCAATGAGATTGTCGAGGCGGTTAACTGTGCTGTGGTACCAAGCCCAGATGGCTTAAAGATCCGTTCTTTTGGGGACTCTGCAATAACGGGTAACGGTGTTACCTTTACACCTGATCTCACACCGGTTTACCACTTAACTGATGATGACTTTATTGGCGATGATGAGCCTGTACGTGTGCGCCGTAGTCGTGACACAGATGCCTATAATCATGTGCAGATTGAATATATTAATCGCTATAACCAGTACAACACCGAAACAACAGAAGCCAAGGACCAAGCAAATATTGAAATGTTTGGCTTGCGTACCGAGGACCCCGTGGAATGTCATTATTTCTGTGAGCCAAAAATAGCTCGCCATGCTGCACAACTTCGCTTACAACGACTGCTATATGTTCGCAATGAGTATGAATTTGATTTGGGATGGAAGTACTGCCGATTAGAGCCAATGGACATTCTTACGTTGACTGAATCGGGATTGGGGCTTGATAAATTCCCTGTTCGTATTACACGTATAGAGGAAGATGAAAGCGGCATGTTAACCGTTACTGCAGAAGAATTATCTATCGGTTCAAGGTCTGCCATTGAGTATGACTCTCAAGTGTCAAATGGTTATCAGGGCGGAAATGAAGAGCCGGGTAATGTGAATGCACCATCTATATTTGAGCCACCGCTGGATCTTACGGATGGCAAGAATCAAGTTTGGGTTGCTGTCTCGGGCGGGGCTAATTGGGGTGGATGTAATGTTTGGGTGAGCCTTGATAATACGACATATGAAATGATTGGCACAATTTATGGATCGGCACGTTATGGGCAGCTTGTTACAACAATTGATGCAGATGATACGACATTACAAGTTGAGCTAAATACAGCAAGCCAGATCTTCAGCGGAACATTAGAAGATGCTCAAGCTGACCAAACACTTTGTAAAGTGGGGGATGAGTATTTTAATTATCAGGTAGCCACCTTAAACGGATCTGGTCTTTATACCTTAAGTGATGTTTTACGTGGACGTTTTGATGATGCACAAAGCCACAACGCTGGTGAGCCATTTGTTCGTTTGGATAAAGCTATATTCAAATATCCGTACAATGAGGGTCTAGTAGAAAAACAAATCTTTTTAAAGTTCACAAGCTTTAATGGTTTGGAACGTAAGGAGCAAACCTTAGATGAGGTTACGGCGTATAGCTATACTCTAAGTGGCGGCCGTCCAGCAGGTGTTAAAGGTCTTTCCCTCCAATCACCGTTTGTTGGTACCACTTTCAAGGTTCAATGGCAAAGCTCAACTGGTGCAGATGGCTATCGTGTTCAGGTCTGGTCTAATGGGACAATGATTCGTCAAGTTGATACAACTAATACGGATTATAGTTATTCGATCGAAGAAGCCAAACAAGACGGTTTAGGCCGAGCTTACACAATTCGAGTGGCCAGCAAAAATGGTGACCAAGTTAGTACCTTTGCTGAATTGAGTATTAGTAATCCGGTTCCGCCAGTACTTCTCAATGTGTACACAGCAGCAACTGTAGATTCTATTACGGTGAATTGGGTGCCTAGTGAAGTACCGGATCTGAAAGACTATGCAGTGTGGCTAAGTCCAACACCTAATTTTGATCCAACACAAATGCCGCCTACGTGGACCGGCACAGATTTAACAACTACTTTTGGAGGACTACAACCAACTACTCCATATTACATTCGTGTTGCTGCACGTGATGTATGGGAAAACACGGTTTGGAACTATACAAATCAGATTACTCAGAGTACTTCTGAAGCTTAAATTTATTTAATTCATAGCACCCAAAAGGGTGCTTTTTTATTGCCTAATTCTGGAGTAAAAGGCATGGAACCAGTTTCTACAAGCGGTTTTACAGCACTATTAAAATTTTATGGGGTTGCAATTGTGGTGGCTTTAGCGGTCGGCTTGGTTGCAGCAGTTGTATTAATGACACGTATGCCACGTTCACCACAAGAGTGGGCTGTAGGTTTGATCTGTACGGTTGTATCAAGCCTTGCTGGCGGTTCATTCATTATCGTGAAGTGGGGGCTTCATGAATGGGTTACTGATATATGGGGGATGATTGCACTTGGTGGATTCTTCTTTGTTTGTGGTTTACCTGGCTGGGCTTTAGTCCGCTGGATCTTTAACTTCATTAACAAACAGGAAGGTAAGACGATTATTGAAGTACTTAAAGAAGTTAAGAAAGCTAAAAGAGATATCGAAAACAGTTAATGCCGCCTTCGGGCGGTTTTTTATTATCTAAAGGAAAGTGAAATGAACATTGAACAATATCTTGATGAATTAATTAAGCGTGAAGGTGGATATGTAAACAACCCAGCCGATCGAGGAGGTGCTACCAAATACGGTATTACTCAAGCTGTAGCACGTACAAATGGTTTTAAGGGCAATATGAAAGATTTGCCTCTTGAAGTGGCCAAAGCAATTTATCGCAAAAACTATTGGACAGCCCCATGTTTTGATCAGGTGAATATCATTTCTTCTGCTGTAGCTGAAGAGCTTCTAGACACTGGTGTGAATTGCGGTACCGGATTTGCAAAACCTCTTTTACAACGTGCTTTGAACTTACTAAACAACCAAGGTAAAGCTGGATATGCAGATTTAGAGGTTGATGGGGTTTATGGATCTGAAACTCTTAGAGCTCTAAAAATCTATCTGGCCAAACGCGGGAAAGAAGGCGAGAAAGTACTGGTGCGAGTGCTCAATATCATGCAAGGCCAACGCTACATCGAAATCTGTGAACGGAATCCAAGCCAAGAACAGTTTTTCTATGGTTGGATTGCTAATCGGATCAGCTAGCATGAAAGTTTTTCATTGTAAGCGAACTAAATTTGCTTCTTTCATTACTGAGCGGCTTTGTTGCATAAAGCCTTTGAAGGTAAAGTTTTCCTAAGTTGCTAAAATTTAGGTTACAACTTGGGTATGAGGTCTGCCTAATTCTGTAAATTTATTTAATACGGCTACACGTGCATGGATCTCATTCACTTGGCTGTCAAAATTCCTTGAGTAGAGTTTATCGCCTAATAATTTGATGCAATGCATCTTGGTTTCGACCAAACTTCGCCGATGATAACCAGACCACTTTTTCCAAAGGGCTCTTCCTAGACGCTTAACTGTTTTTAGTCATTCATTTCTCTCTTGCGAATGAACTTTTGTATCTTTCCACGGTTTCGCATTTTTTCTTGGCGGAATCACCGCATATGCTTGACGATCTGAGATCACTCGTCTGCAGCATTTAGTGTCATAGGCTCCATCGGTATAGACAGAATCTACTCGCTCATCAAGTGGTATTTGACCAAGTAAATCACCGAGCACCTGTGAATCACTGATATTGTTCGTTGTGAGCTGAACTGCACGTATTTGCAGCGTTTCAGCATCTATACCAATGTGAAGCTTACGCCATTGTCGACGATATTCAGGCTGATGTTTCTTCCGTTTCCATTCACCTTCGCCCAAAAACTTTAAACCAGTTGAATCTACGAGTAGATGTAGACCATTGCTACTTTTTTGGTAGCTAATCGCAATATCAATATGTTTTTGTCTTCTGCAAAGCGTCGTATAGTCTGGCGCTGTCCAATCTAATCCGCAAAGTTTAATCAGGCTTTGTACAAAGCCAGTGACCATGCGTAGAGAAAGACGAAATATGGATTTAATCATTAAGCAGCATTGGATGGCTGTATCGGAATAAGTTTGATTTCGACCATGTTGGCTTTTTGGTTGAGCATACCATTGTGTTTTGGGATCAAACCAAATGGCAATATTCCCACGATTAATGAGAGCTCGGTTGTATGTGGGCCAATTGGTTGTACGGTAGATTTTAGGTGTAGGCTTATTCATCTCAAAATTATATTGTGGAATAAGCCTTTAGAGATAGGTTTGTGCAACAAAGCCTTACTGAGCTGTGCATCCTGCTATCAGGATGCACAGCTCATACAATTATTAATTATATATTTATGTTAAAGCTATTTTTTAAAACTATCAAAATAAACTATACATTTTTATAGTAACCATATTTTCTAGTTTTTGTATTTTAATACTGTCACTGGCTATATGGTTAATCCATAATCTAACTGCATTTATCATTTCTTTTGCTAATTGATCCACTTGAATGTACAGCACATTTTGAACTCGGGTTTTATGTATTCTTGTCCCATTTGTATGGGGAATAGTGAAGTTAACTTTTTCTAGTGTTTCTTGAATAAACTGTTCAGTTAAGGTATCACTTCCTGCATGCAATACAGCACATCGTAATGCATAAAAGTCTTTGCCAGTAATTAATGGAGCTTCACGCTTTATATGTCCAACTTCAATGCGAATAGTATATTCTTCCAGTAGATAGTTATTATACCAGTTTATATAACGTTTAGACGAATTGGCATTCGGTTCATCAATTTTTCCACAAATATCAGGTAATGTTAATGTCAAAAATAGAGCTGAATACCAGTTCTCTGTTTCTATTGCCATCTCCAGTGCATCTAAAAAACTATTCATTAGTATTTATTTCATTATTAAGGTAATAATAATTATATTAATTCAAAATAGTTAATAACTCATCCCATTTAAATGGATTCTTACTTAATTTGTCTCGAGACATTGACCAATTGCGACCCGGCACATAACACGTACTTATACCGAGTTTTTTCTTTCCAAATTTTGTATGTACGTTATCTAGTGTTTTCATCAATTGTTCTTTCTTTTCTATAGCTTCAAAATCTGTGAGTAAGTCATATGTATGACCAGCCTTCGGTTCTAGTCCAGTTAATATCACGCCGCACTTTTTATACTTAATACCTTCTTTATAAATATGAGAAACCATTTTTGTTGCGGCTTTTACGAAATCTAATGCACTATCTGTTGGCTGTGAAAATGATCCGGTTATTGACTTGTTATAGAACGGTACATTTTCATCAAAAGGACTAGATTGAACAAAAACAATAAGACAGCCGCATAATGATTCATCATCTCTCAATCTCTTACATGCTTCTTGTGCATGCATGGCTATTGCTTCTTGTAGGTCAATAAGTTCGGTAACTTTCGCACCAAAAGAACATGACTTAATAATTTGCTTTTTAGATGGGGGTGTATGCTCGATCTCAATGCATGATATGCCTTGTAATTCGTAGATCGTGCGAGCCATAACTATAGAAAAACGTTTTTGCATCTCGCGCGGTTCTGCACATGCGAGATCTAAAACAGTGTTGATCCCCATGCTTTGCAACTTTTTTGAGTGCTTACGGCCGACGCCCCAAACTTCAGAAACGTCGATAAGCGAGAAGTAATATTCTTTATTGCAAGGATCCATATTAACGAGATCGCAAACGCTGTTAAAGCCGGCGTTTTTCTTTGCAATATGATTTGCGATCTTTGCTTCTGTTTTACTTCTGCCGATTCCGACACAGACAGGTAAGCCTAACCACTTCCATATTTGTTGGCGCATTTGTTGCCCGACTTTTTCTAAGTCAAAATTCTTTTCATAGGCGGTGAAATCAACAAAGCACTCATCAATCGAGTACGGTTCAACTTCTTCTGCAGTTACGTAAGAGGCAAGGATCGTATGAAAGCGCCGTGACATTTCTGCATACATTGCATAGTTGCTTGAAAGAACGATTACGTTATGTTGATGAACAATGTCTTTAATTTGAAAAAGAGGCACACCCATTTTAATGCCTAAAGCTTTTGATTCATTACTACGAGCTACGGCACACCCATCGTTATTGCTGAGCACAATAACAGGTCTATCATTTAAACTTGGATCAAAGACTCTCTCACATGAAACGTACATGTTATTTACATCGATGAGAAAAAATACTTTGTTCTCATGTTTCATGACTTAATGCCGTGTCATTTTAATGATATGAGTGACAACACCCCAGATAATTAGTTCTTGGCCCTCTTGTAGATAGATATTTTTATATTCAGGATTCTCTGCTTTAAGCCATTGACCTTTTTCATCGATCATTAAACGTTTAACTGTGAATTCATTGTCAATTAGTGCAATAACAATATCGCCGTGTTTGGCATCAAGACTTCGATCTACAATCAATTCATCATCAATATCTATACCCGCATTGAGCATTGATAGTGATGCAACTTTCACAATAAACGTAGCGGTTTCATTTTTTATTAAGTGCTCGTTCATGTCGAGAGCTTTATCTACATAATCTTGTGCTGGGCTTGGGAAGCCTGCATTTATTTTTTCTAATGCGTAAGGGATAAGTAGATGAGTTGATGGTACAACTTGTTTGATTGATAAGGCCTCAGATAAAACAATACCTTGAGTAAGATAAGGCTTTATCTGGATAATGGATGGTGCAATTTCGCTCATATGTTTCCCCTAGCTTGATTTTGTAACATATTCAAGATGATATTCTAGAGATGAGCATAAATTCAAATTTAAAAAGTTGTGGATAAACAAGGGGAAGTCAAAAACTGACGTAGCCAAAAGTGCATTTGGTCGGAATTTATGCATTGCTGTACAGTGAGGCAACCATAGCATGGGAATCAAAATATTAGCTTTGAGATTGTAAATCTTTGTGGAACTTAATGTTCCACACTATTGCTTATTTATAGCAAATGCTATAATTTGAATTGTATAAAAGGTAAGTATAGTCTTGCCTTTTGTCATATCTATATCAAGGAATATAAAATGTACACCGTCACTGATTTTCGACAATGTTAAATCTTAGTTTGTTGTTTCTAAGTTCTGTTGATGTAAGTGTTATATGTGAGGTGGATAATGAATAATTATAAGGCGATGGATATTGCTAACTATATTATTTGGTATGTTAATAAAGATGAAGACGTTCCATTAGGAGAATTAACGCCTCTAAAGCTTCAAAAGATTTTATACTATGTTGCTGCTAATTATCTGAAAAATAATGATGAATTACTTTTTGATGAGCCATTCCAAAAATGGCAATATGGTCCAGTAGTTAAAGAAGTATATAGAGAGTTTAAGTCGGCCAATATATATCACATAAGTAAACCAAAATCTCTCATCGAAGAATCATCAGATGCACCATTTGGTATACATAAAAGAGATTTTAAAGAGGAATTATTTTTAGCAGATAAAAAATTTGTTGAGACTGCAGATCCTATAATTGAAAGATTAATTCGCAGAAAGGCTTTTGATCTGGTAGAAATGACTCATAGAGAAGAGGCCTGGAGTAGGTATGAGCCTGAAATTAATTCAGGAATTCAGAATTTAATATATTCATTGTCTGAGCTAAAAAAGGCAAAGGACATCTGAATAAATGAACTTTGAACAAGCTAAAACTATATTAATAGATTTGCACTTAGACTCTTCCTCATTTAATAAGAGTGAGATTGTTGATAAAGCTGCATATCTATTTAGTTTGTTTGAGGCGGACTTTGTTCAAAAAACTAATCATGAAACATTTTATAATTTACCTTATAAAGAAATTTCAGTCAGAATATTTAAAAGTAATATTAATGAAATTCAATCTAATACTTTAGATAGTTTTGCAAATACGGTAAAAGAAGTATTAGTTGATAAATATAAAAAAAGTAGTAATGATTTTGAGCATCTTCTTAAATGCTATGAAAAGTTTACCCATCATATCGAACTAGCATTCATACAGAAGCAATTTATCCAAGAGGCTTCAAATGATGCTTTAATAATCGCTAAAAGGGCTGAAGGCATAGCAAATGAAGCCGATGCACAAGCCAAATCAACAATTGCTAACTATATTTCAATTTTAGGTATTTTTGCCTCAATTATTTTTACTCTATTTGGTGGGGTGAACTTAATTGGTTCTACAGTAAAACTCCTAGAAACAAGCTCTAGATTGCCATATCTAGTATTTATTGTTTCCCTATTAATGATTTGCCTTCTCACATTATTAAACATGATGGTTAAGTGGGTTAATTCTATGAGTAACTTAAAAAATGCTCTAGAAAAACATAGTAATGCTGCCAATCAGCATCTCGCCCATCATTGCTGGAAAGTGTGGCAATGGGATTTTTACACCAAATCAGTTTCATTTTTTCTTGTGATTTTGCTTATTAGTTTAGGTGGTATGTACAATGTTAATAAAGAAAATTTGTTTAGCATCACAACAGAAACCACTACTAAAAGTGTGCCGAACGTTGAAGAGAATACCAACAAGCCAGCTACGAAATTAGAGTCCGAGGATAAAAATAAAGAAATTACAGTTGTCGAAAAAATTACTTTATCAAATCATCCGAATGAAAAAAGCTCCGATAAAGAAGAGTAAAAGTGATGATTAATGAGGATATCTATTAAAAAGCTCACTGATGCTAAGTAGGAATTTGATGTGGATTTAGAGCTAATTTTTCATTTATTAATTTATGTTTTAGTAATAGTCTTTAATTTTTCAATCCACTTAGCATAAGCTTCTGTTTGTTGCGGCAAATATTCATAATAATCATAAGTACCTTGTTCACCAGACATTACATGGCCAATCATGAGTTGTGCTACATCACGCGATGTAAATGCACTGAAATTAGTACGTGCTGTTCTTCGTAGGTCATGAAGGGACCAATGCTTCATATAATAGTCATGATGTCGTCTTAGGCGTTCCATTAAGTAGGCTGGCAATGAATTTGAAGAACCATGACTCATCGGAGTTTCTTCACTATCATTTGTTAAGAAGTACTCACAACTGCTGTATTCAAAAGCCTCGACAATTAATGCCTCCATTTCAGGCAAAATAGGGCGAATAATTTCACGGCCAGTTTTCTTGCCAGTCTTATTGTTTACTACAGGAACAATCCAAACCTTTCTATTTAAATCGAAATCTGTCTTTTTGGCTTTTCTGAGTTCGCCATTTCTACAACCAAACATTAAACATAGTTTTAAGAAAATTTTGTTTTTAGGCAAAATATTTGATTCTTCAATAGCCATCAAAACCATTTTAATTTCTTCATCAGAAAGAAATCTGGTTCCTCTATTTCTCTCTATGCCTAAATCTTCCTTGGCATAGATGTCAGATAAAACATTTACTTCAAGTAACTGTCTCTTTTTAGCCCACTTAAGAACCTGTTTTGCATTCGTTAAAACCCGATCTGCAATAGAAGGTACTTCATCAGCTAGTTCCTCAAGTAAAGCTAACCATTGTTGCAAGGTGATTCTGTCAACTGGTAAATCGCCAACCTCAGGAATTACATGTTGTTCAAAGGTATTCTTAATTTGTTGGGCAGAAGTTTTCTTTTTCAGGCAATAACTTTCATACCAATCATTAAAAACCTCTTCAAATGTGCTTGCATCAATATATTTTTGCTGCTGTACACGAACCTCAACTTTAGGATTCATTCCTTTATCTAAAAGCGACCGCATTTCACCAGCTTTAATTCGTGCATCTTTGAGTGACATATGAGGGTAGGTGCCCAAGTCTAAGCGTTCAGCTTTTCCAGCAAATCGATATCTCAACTGGAATACAATTTTACCTTTAGGTGAGATTCTGACACTCATTGAATCCCGATCTGCTATTTCTTCAACCTTATCACGTGCCTTGCCGTTATTAGCTTTCAGCCACACTTCAGTTAAAGCCAT